AGACTTCGGTCTCCTGCCGAGCATCACCGTGGGCGCGCAGTTCCGCATGTCGCCCTACGACAAGTTCGGCAAGAAGGACGATCTCGTCGACATCAGCGCGATCAAGATGGAGCTCGGTCGCATCGTGGCGATGGCCGGACTTCCGCACATCGGGGCACGCTTCGTGGTCTGGCACGCGGCCCGTTGGGCTTTCATGGAGGTCGTGTACCTCACGCCCTACGAGACGGGCAAGGCTGCGGCCAGTTGGCGTCTCTCCCCGCAGATCCGCGGCAAGGGCAAGTTCAAGCTCGGTCGCGTGGGTTTCCGCATCGGGACGGATGTGGGCTACATGCTCTTCCTGGAGCACGGACATTCGAAGCAAGCCCCGCAAGGCATGGTCCGCGTCACGATGTTCGCGTTGAAGACCGAACTGCGGAACCTGCTGGACACCATGACCACGTGGTGGATGAACGAGAAGTACAGACTTCGCGGCTTCAGGTGGGATCAAGCTTCTCAAACCGGCCAACCGATCAGCCTGGACGAGCTGGAAGCGAAGCTCCCTTCGCTCACGTGGCGCCGTCTCTACTCGGAACTCGCAGCTCGTCTCCCGCTCGACAGGAACGTTTCTCACCTCAACGCAGACGCGTACCTCGCGATGCGGATCAACGACCCGAAGGACTGGCATTCGGTTGGTGAGTTCAACGAGCCGACGCACATCTTCGAGAGCCGCCAGGTCAGGTCGACGACCAAGGTCAAGTGGAGTGGAGAGACCTTCGCGGGTCACATCTCCGGGACGAGGACCGAGTCACGCACGGTGGTTCAGCACGTCAGGTCGCCGAGGTCAGAACTCGAACGACAGGCACAAGAGCTGCAGAACGCGTGGAGCCAGTTCGGCACCCCGGAGTTCAAGCAACGCACCAAGGCTGAGAGAAAGAAGCCATGAGCGTTCCTGACGATCTGGAGGTTTACGCCTGGCTCTCCGTTCAGGCCTACCTGCGCGAGCAGATGCCGACGGTTCACTTCATCGGTCCTGGCATGCGGCCGGACACCGATGGCAAAGAGCAGTGGGTGACCTTCAACCCGATGGGTGACGCCCGCATGCGTACCCGTAGGGGAGTGTGGGGTGGTCTACTTCTCTTCGAGATCGTCTGTGACGCCCGGCTTCAAGAGTCCCGGAATGACAAGGACACGATGGCGCCTTTCAGACTAGCGGCACTGGTCAGGAAGACGCTCGAAAAGGTTGACGTGCCGCTGAGCATGGTCGGTATTCCTCCGGAGACCGTCCTCGGTGCAGTTCAGATCAAGGAGGCGAGGCAAAGTTACCTGCCGCGTCGCAACATCACGTTTCAAGGACAAGGCAATTTCGCAGTGGAGCAAGGTAACATCCACAGCGTAGTTGTCACGTTCCAGGCTGTGCTAATCGCATCGGCCTAGGAGGAAAAGTTGAGCCAGAGGACTCGCAATCTGACCAACGGGCAGATCACCTTGGTCGACGGCAGCACGACGCCGAAGACCCTCGTGGTCCCCATCGAGGACGGGAACCTCCGGTTCAGCGTCCGTCGGCCCGCGAAGGTCATCATGAACCGCGGCCGTGTCGCCGGTCTCGCGGAAGGCAACGAGGAGCCGATGAACGTCTCGTTCTCGGCGAAGTTCGAGGAGTGGCGCGGCCGTACGCTCACCGCGTACGCGACGATCCCCTCCGTTCCCGACGCGCTGCGCAACAAGGGCAACGCTTCGGCGTGGGTCTCCAGCCTGGACTGCGGCCCGTACTGCGTCGACGTGAGGTTCGACCTCACCAACCCGTGCGCGGCGTCGGGCATCGACCAGACGGAGCGCCTCGTGTTCCCGGACTACCACTGCGACGAGGTGGGGTTCGAGGAGGGCGACAACGCCGACATGATGACGTACTCGGGCATCTGCGCTGCGCTCGAGCCGACCAGCACCCGCGGCGTCTAGGCCGTAATCGCGGTTGAAAGACCGTTTCACCGAAGAGAAGGAGAAAGTCATGAAGATCCGTGGCAAAGAGAAGTTCGAAACGCCCCGGAAGGTCGTCACGCTGAAGCGTGCGACCTCCGGGGACGACGGAGCCGGGGAGGAGATGCTCCAGATCCGCGTCCGGGCGCTTCCGGTCGGGGTCGACTCGAAGATGTTCGAGCTCTTCCCGGAAGCTCCGAAGCCTCAGCAGTGGGCGAAGAACCCCGAAGGGGTCCTCATCCGGGATCCCGACACGAAGAAGACGATGATCGTCGACGTGGAGACCCCGGAGTGGACCACGGCGAACCGCAAGATGACGCAGCTCCGGATGGCGTACATCATCTACCACGGGATCGACGACCCCAACGTCGACTTCGAGATCGAGGGTCAGGACAAGACGAAGCCCGAGTTCTACGAGGGCATCTGGCAGAAGCTCATCGCGTTCGGCTTCACGATGGGCGATCTCGGTCGGCTGATGTCCGAGATCACTAGCCTCATGAACATCGCGGATGACATCGAGGTGGCCAAGGGAAACTGATCGCTCCCAGGGTTAGGGGATCGGCGAAGCCGAAGCCGATCCCCAAGAACTCTGGGAGATCGCTGGAGTACTGGCAGCTGCGCGCCGTTGAGATGGTCGATCCGCGTAGCTACTACGGCAGACCGTGGAACGAGTTGCAGTACCACGAGCAAGTCGAGCTGATGGCCTACACTATCCTCCGCATGGAGGAAAAGGTGCCTGAAGATGAGTGACGACGCAAACTTCTCTGTGAATGTGAACGCCGGCGGCGATGGGTTCCAGAAGACCCAAGAGCAGGCCGCGAAGTTCATTGGGTTCATGGATCGGTTGAACTCCAAGCTCAAGGCCGTCCAGGAGAAGTCGCTCGACGCCGCGTCCGCAATCCACACGATGGGCATCGCGTCTGCCGTGGTGAAGGAGCAGATCGAACTCCTCGCTGCGGGAAGCACCACCCTCGAGGAGGTGCAGTCAGTCCTGGGATCGACCGAGTCCCAGATGAACTCGCAGATCCGCGCCATCCTCGCGGGGAACGAGTCCACGATCGTCTCCTACGAGCACCTGGGTGCCGCGTGGGAGAAGGCGACGATCGACGCTGACCGGCTCGCGGTTGCGATGGAGCGCGTCAGGGCAGTTCAGGCCACGACCTCGGCACGCGCAAGTGAGATGCGCGGTCAGATCCTGGGTTCCACCGGCGAACCGATCCGCGGTCGTGTACGCTCCGCGAGCGTGTACGAGTCCAACGACCCGATGGCGTACCAGGACCTCGAGTCGATCGCGTACCACCGCGCCATCGCGAAGATCAAGAAGACCGCGGCGAAGGGTGGGATCGGGGAGGACGAGCTCAAGATCCCGTCCATCATGATGGGTGACGAGAAGGTGCGCCTCAACATGGCGCGCCTTCAGATGTACCACGATCAGTTGAAGGAACACGTCAGGGACATCTCCAGCACACGGAAACTTGCAGACAAGGATGAGCTCACCGCAATCAAGGACAAGGAAAGGGCGGAGCTCGATCACTACCGTCTCATGAGGGCGCGACTGAACGAGGCGGTCAAGGCTCGTGAGCAGATGCACGCGCTGGAGCGGAAGCAGGACCTCGAGACCGAGCGTCGGCATGCGAGGTTCTCGAACCGTGAGATGGATCAGATGTACGCCCGCATGCCGGACCAGACGGCAAAGAAGTATATCGGTTCCGCGAAGGGCATCTGGACCCGCGACCTGTTCAACATGCGTGACTGGGTCGGTGGTGAGGCGAAGGTCGGCGCGATCTTCAAGGCGATGGAGAAGGGAACGTCCCTCGCTTCGAAGGGCTTCCTCGCCCTCGGTCGAGCGGTCCAGGGAGCCGGCAACGCGGTCGCGTTCATGACCTCCTCGGTAGGTGGTCTCCTGGCGATGCTCGGTGGCGCGGTGATCGGTCTCGCAGCCAAGAGCGCAATCGAGTTCGAACACTCGATGGCCAGGATCATGACCCTCGTCAAGGACGGTGAGGCCACGCTTCCCGAACTCACCGAGCAGGTGAAGCGCCTCTCGAAGGAATTCGGCTTCTCGCCGATGGCCTCGGCTGAGGGCTTCCGGATCGCGATCTCCAGCGACGTGCCTCCGGAAGAAGCGATGAAGTTCATGGAGGAGGCGGGCAAGTTGTCCGTCGCCCAGAACGTGAGTATCGAGAAGTCGGCCGACATGCTCGCGATGATGAAGAACGCGTTCAACCTCAGCACGGATTCGTTCAGTCGGTTGCGTGACATGATCTTCGTGATGACCGACCGTGGTCGCGTGGAGGTGGATCAGTTCGCGGGTGAGATCGGCAAGATGGCCGCCGTCGCGAAGACCGCTGGCGTGAACGTGCAAGAGATGCTCGCCGTGTTCGCCGCGCTCTCTCGTACCAAGGGTCCCGAGCAGGCTGGTACGATGGCGATCAACCTCTTCAAGTTCATCTCGAAGCAGGGTCCCGAAGCCGTCAAGATCATGAAGGCTCTTGGCATCGCCACTGGTCCGGAGTTCGTCCAGGGTCAGGGTCTCCTGAAGCAGATCGAGAAGATCCACGACGCCCTGCAGAAGAACCCAGGTCTGATCGAGAAGATCACCGACGACTTCCGCGAGCTGAGGGCGTGGGGTGAGATCACCGGCTCCCAGTTCGAAGCTCTGAAGTCCATCATGGAGGACCTGACCAACCGGATCGGCGTGGGCGACGAAGCCACGAAGAAGATGATGGAGACCACGGAGGTGAAGTGGAACCGGTTGATGGCACAACTCAAGATCTCGATGATCGAGTTCGGTGAATCGTCGATGAAGACATTCAACGATTGGATCACCAGCTCGGGCGGCGTTGAGAACGCGATGCGGAAGATGGAGATGGCGTTCAAGCGGATCGAACTCGCGGTTCGTCTCTTCATCGCACCCTTCGAGGCCGTGGCAATGATCCTGATCGGTGCCTTCGAGGCAGTGATTGACCTCATCGTGGCTCTCGGCAACGTGTGGGCCATGATCTTCAAGGGCATCGGCGCAGGCGCGATGTGGATCGCCGAGCAGTACAACAAGGCGATGTACGAGTACACCGGCGACGAGGAGATCCTCAAGCGACAGGAGAGGGTCAAGAAGACCTTCGAAGGACTTGCGGATGGTGCCGTGGAAAGTCTCGCCGCCGCAGGCAAGCGGGCCGCCGACGCATTCACCACTGACTGGGTCAGTGCGTGGAACGCTTCTGGGATGGACGCAAACCGCAAGTCGGTGCAGAAGCTCGAGCAGGACATCGCGGACCTTGGTCAGGTCACCGGCGAGGCCGCGGATGACCAAGAGCAACTCGCGAAGTTCATGGCCCTGAACGGTGGCAATGCGAAGAAGGCTGCGCAGGATCTCGCGAAACTCAAGAAGGCGCAAGAGGAACTGAACCCGAAGCGTGACGAGTCCGCGATGCTCAAGCGGATCTTCACGGACACGATAACCGACCAGGTGAAGGACGGCGGCAAGCAGCTGAAGCAGTGGCTCACGGACAACCGCGATACCATCAAGGGCATCATCTCCGGCTATCGTCATCTTGCTGAAGAGCAGAAGTCGATGGTCAGCAAGATGAAGGCGCAGCTCAAGGACCTCGTCAAGGACCAGGAGAAGTACGACGACGCGGTCGAGCAGACGATCCAGAAGATCAAGGACGCGGACCGGACGCCGGCCGAACAGGTCAAGCAGCGGATCGATCGTGGTCAGGAACTCGAAGCCCGCGCGAACAAGGCCGCGAAGATCGGCGATCGCGACGAGGTCCAGCGCCTCGTGCAAGAGGCATCGGGGATCTACGAGTCGATCCTCAACGTCGAGGGTGCGAACACCAAGGAAAACCGCGTCAAGGTCATCGACGCACTGACTCGCCTGCGCGGAGAGATGGACAAGGTCTACGGCGCAGAGAAGATCGCGATCGAAGACCGGATGAAGACGGCGGAGAAGGCTGAGAAGGCATTCACCACTGCGGCCAACAACGTTGAGGCCCACTTCAAGTCATTCGAGCAGGGTATCACCGATGTGGGTCGCGCGCTCGAGGAATTGGGCAAGGTTCCGACCGACGAGAAGCTCAAGGCGATCAAAGAGAAGATCATGAAGTTGGAGGCCGATAGCCAGTTCTTCATCAATGTCCAATCCGATCCAGCTCTGAATGCCCTGGACAAGATGATCGAGAAGGCGAAGGAACTCCGGCTCGAGCTGAGCGCTGCGCCAGACGAGTTGCTGCTGAAGTTGAAGGACGTGGACCTGAAGAACCTGCTGATGCAGGGAACCCCGGCGATCACACCGTCGGAACCCAAGAGCACGCAGAACAACACAAGCAATACGACGAACGTGGACATGCGGGGCACTACCATCAATGCCGGCGGTGATGGCGGGCCGAAGAAGGCAGATGCTCGGAAGCTGGCAAGGGACATTCACAGGCACATCGAGCGTGGCGAAGCACCCGCTCTCACCAGGAGGAAGTGACATGGAGGCAGGACGGATCGACGCGGAAGTGGTCCGGCTCACGCCGGAACAGGAGGCTCGGCGTGTCGCCGAGTTGGCGAAGCGTACGGCGGCGAGGAACTTCGATCTCCGCCTCAAGCGCTTCCACGATTTCGAGCAGTTGCGGGCGGAGTTCGAGAACCTCCCGCCCGATGACCTGATCGACCTGCGGGACAAGCTGCAGATGCGGGTCGAGGCCGAGCGGGGCGCGAAGACGCTCGGGGAGACGCTGGTCCTGTCGTTCAAGGGACTCGGGAAGAAGGCGCGGACGATGATCGCCGCGATCGCCAAGATCATGCCGTGGAACTGGACCAAGCGGTACGCGATCCGCTCCGGTCTGGCGATGCTCCTCGTCTTCGGCGGAGCGCTGACGTCGCAGGTCTACGGGCCGGACGGCCAGCTCAAGTCGGAGCGCACGGCCGAGATCAACGGGATCACGACCGCCGGCCTGAACCACATCCTCGACACCGAGTTCCACGCCGGCACGCAGGTGACCACGTGGTACCTCGGTCTGATCAACGGCGGTTCGACGCCGACGCTCGCCGCGGCAGACACGATGAGCTCGCACGCCGGCTGGACGGAGTACACCACGTACTCGCAGACCAACCGCGTCGCGTGGGACGAGACGGCGGCCGCTTCGGGGTCCAACACCTCGAACACGACGTCCGACTTCTCGATGAACGGCAGCGGCACGGTGGCCGGAGGCTTCCTCACTTCGGTGTCGACGAAGTCCGGCACCACGGGCACGCTGTTCATGACCGCCACGTTCAGCGGCGGCAACCAGACGGTCAGCAACGGCGACACGCTGAAGCTCACCTACACCCTGAGCACCACGGCGAGCTAGACCTCGTCGTGCGCACGGCGCCACGGCGCCGTTCCCTCTCTTCACCGGCGCCTGGGTAAAACTGGGCGCCGGGCTTCAGGAGTGTGAGCCATGTCATTGACCACGATCCCATTCTTCATGGGTGGCATGCGTGTCGGCGCGTTCGCGACGGTCTACAACGATCTCAATGGGACGGCGACTGCGAACGCTTCTATCACAAACATGAAGAGCGTGTGGTCACTCGCAGGCAACTTCACCAAGATCTCAGTACGTCAGCTCACCGCAGCCGGAGCGGGCACGTCCGTCTTCACCCTCTACAAGAACGGCAGTTCGACCGGTCTCACCTGCACCATTCTGGCGAGTACCTCCACGATCAGCGCGACAGGGAGCGTCGCCGTGGTCGCTGGTGACGTGCTGTCTGTCCAGTGCGTGAACAACGGCAGCGTCCTCCGCGTCTACGCGGTTAGCTTCATCTTCACCCCGACGACCGCGGGTGAGTGCAGCGTCACGATGGGGCCGCTGAACCAGTCGGCACAGACGATGTACCACGCCGTATGCGCTAAGTCCGGGACCTCGGGCGTGACGGAGTCCAACGTCCAGTTCGTGATGCCCTGCGACGGTGTGCTCGACAAACTCTACAACAACGTCACCACGGGGATGGCGTCGGGTAAGACGCTCACCTCCACCGTCCGGGTCAATAGCGTGGACTCGACAGTCGTCGCTGTAATGGCGGCTCTCGCTACCCAAGGTAGCGACCTGACCCACAGCATCTCCGTAGTCAAGGGTGACCTCGTCTCGATCAGGGCCGTTCACACGGACGCCTTCCCTAGCTTCAACTGCTCACACTCAATGAGGTTCGTACCGAGCGGTACCCGCGTTGGTCAACCGGTTTGGTTCTACCTGGGTGGGAACACGACCGTCAACCCACGCACTTATGCTGCGACGGCCTTCTATCCGGGCGGACCGTACAACCTCTCGGTGAACCAAAACCCGCAATCGACTGACCCCTTCGACGGCACGGGTCCGACTCGCTGGAACATGCCTGGCACGTTCTATTGCCATGCGTTCTACGTCTGGATGCTCAACGGCCCCGGCGCGGCGAAGACGAGCAACTGGTATCTCCGCACGAACGGAGCGCATGATTCGCCAACGTGCGCTCTGACCGGTGCGGGAACCGGTGCCGGGATCTCGAAGAACTCCGACCTGGTGAACGGCAAGACCTGGGCTGTGAACGATTCGGTCAACCTCGACTCGGATGAGACCATCTCGCCGACAAACTCGAATGGCGGCTCCGTTGCTCTGGCGATCAACGATAGCGATATCGTTCAAACCTTCAGTAAGACGATCGCTCAGGCGATCAACTTCAGCCAGACCCTCAGCCTGCAGGGCTTCATCATCCGGAGCATCACCGCGAGCACGGTGACCAAGATCCAGGGCGGTGGCCGGCAGATCGTCAAGACGGCGGCCGGAGTCCTGTGGCACGTGTACTACGAGGGTGGGTATACCAAGACGTCCTACTCCAGCGATAACGGTCTCACCTGGACCGTGGTCACCGTCGGACCCACGTGGGTCCCGACCGGAATGGCGATCGCGATCGGAGCCGGTGACGCACCGATCCTCGTCCTCACCAAGGCGAGCAACGACGACTTCTACATCTACCAGTGGAACGGGACGACGTGGGTCCTGAAGAAGCAGCTGAACTCCCCGAGCGCGGAGTCCGAGAGCGTCCAGATCCTGTACTTCGGCACGACCTACATGCTGGTCTCCGGGTACATCACGTCGACCGGAGATCGCCGGGTCTACTGCTGGACCTCCACGAACCTGACCAGCTGGACGTCGTTGCAGATCAAGAACGGTGACTCCAGCGGAACGGGACCGCAGAAGTACAGGCGAGTTGCGGCGTGCGTGGATGCCTCGAATAATGTCCACGCGGTTTACTCGATCAGGTCTTCCTCAACCCACACGCTCTTCTATCGGAAGTACAGCGGTGGAGCGTGGGGTACCGAGGAGACGATCGCGACCGGGTACGGTGGCAACAACATCGGTGACTTCCACTCGGGCATCTCCATCGCGGTTGACGACCTGGGTTACGTCCACGTCGCCTGCCGCCAGCGGAGCACGCTCTACACGAGTCGCGTTCGTCTGGCGTACTACAAGCGGACGACCACGTGGGCTGCGGTGGAGTATGTTCACGATGACGTGGATGCAGATCAGGAATACCCCTCGCTCTCGCTGAACCAGCGCACCGCCGTGGTCTGCTGGTCCTCGAGCGGGCTGGGTTACTACTCAGTCTACGCCAAGCGTGGGTCGGATGGGACCTGGGCGTTGCAGAACATCACGACCAATACCCGCGACTCAGTGAACACGGTCCACGGTCCGAGCTACGGTTCGTCCTTCAATTACACGCGTGGTGTGGTGGGATCGATGCGTGGATCGGAGGAATACTTCTACTCCTCAGATATCATCTCGGGCAACGCGGCTGCGATGGAGACCACGCTCAACTTCACGAGCATCTTGTCGACCCAGCGCCGCGTTCTCTCGAACATGATCACGTTCACGTCGGCCCTGTCGGCGATCCGCGGCATCGGTCTCTCGTCCGTCTTGAACTTCACGCAACGTCTGAACTTCGCGCGAACGAGGACGATGGCTGGGACGATCGATTTCCAGCAGCACCTCGAGGCTGCGTTGAACACCCAGCCGATCCATCATACCATCAACTTCACCTCGCTGCTCTCCGGGATCAAGTCCCCGATCAAGTCGATCTCGCAGACCATCAACTTCACCTCACGCCTGAACCGCGTGGTCTCGAGCACGGTCACCAACAGCATCGCGTTCTCCGGGGTGTTGGTTGCGAACATCATCAAGCGTCAGACCATCTCGCAGTCCATCGCCTTCGTTTCCCGGGTCACGTACAACGCCAGCCTGAAGAAGACGATGTCCAACGTGCTGAACTTCTTCGTCGGCCTCGTGGCCATGAAGGCGGATGAGGGTTGCCAGCCGAGCTTCACCCCTGAGCGACCGTTGCCTGCCTCGGAAGACGACGTCAACATCGTCTACCTGATCGGGCCTCTCCCGTCGCCGAGCCTCACGGTTCAGCTGAAGCGGCCGGAATACGGGAACTCCCGGAGACAAGCGCTGCAGGTGAAGGTCAACCGGACCCGTGGCGGGAAGCTGCGACCTCACGCGAGAACTCCGACCTACGAACCGCAGTCGATCACCTTTGAAAGCCTCTCCTACCTGAAGCTCGAGCAGGTCCGGAACTTCCTGCGTGTCTGCAAGGGCAAGAAGATCTACTACCTCGACGAGAAGAACAGGAAGTGGATCGGGTACATCACCACGTCGGATATCGACCTGGCCGAAGAGACGCGTGACCGTGGCGGGCAGTTCACGCTCGACTTCGAAGGGATCCTGGCGTCATGAGAAGCGTAAGCGCCGCCAACCTGCTCGCGGCCGCGACCGATGGCCACGAGACCCTGACGCTCGTCGAGATCGACACCGGTGCCGGGAAACTCACCTTCGCAGACCGTGACCTCGACGGTACGGACGGCCGTATCATGGAGCTCGGCAACGCGAACATGCAGATCGCGGAAGGTGCGCCGGCCACGGCTGGTAGCATCTCCGTGAAGATGAGCGATGAGGACTTCTACTTCCTGACCCTGATCGGTGGGACTAGGCTCGAGGGACGGACTGCCAGGGTTCTCCAGATCTTCGATGGTATCGTCTCCGACCCAGTGGAGCTGATGGTCGGAAGGGTGGGATCACCTGTCGTCTGGAATGAGGAAGACCGGACGTTCCAACTGGACATCGTCGCGTTCTACGAGAGCAACAGTGATACCGAAGTTCCGTTCGCACCGGACGAAAGTTCGGGTCTACAGGAGTTCGCGTGGAACAAGCCGTGGCCTCGGTGCTACGGTACGCCGGTCGATGCACCAGCGGTCCTCGTCGTGGATGCCCCGAAGGGCACGCTGATCCGGGAACTTCAACCCACCTTCGACCACGTGGACATCGAGGTTGCGGACGACGTTACCTTCCCGCTCAACACCGAGGTCACGGTGGAGATCGGAAATGAGTACCTGACCGGGACGTTCACGTCGATCTCGACAGACCCGGTCGTGATCCTCCGCTTCCATGTTCATGCTCGCAACGTGAGCAAGGGCATCATTTTCTCGAACCAGCGGTCCACGCTCAGCACGATCGAGCAGGACCCTAACGGTTTCAACTCCTGGGAAGCTGACCCACGCTACTCGTCGTGGGATACGCAGGGGAAGATCCTCGCTGGCAACTGGTTGTTCCTGCTGGACACAGAGAACGCCTCTGATGGCGGTACGATCAGCGATGTGAACAGTTCGAGCTTTACCCACATCTACGGGTCGTTCAGCGTCCCGTCGTTCGTCGGCTACAAGAACTACATCCTGTATCAGAAGGGAGACGCGACCCGTGGCCAGTTCCCCTGGATCGTTGCCTCCGGACTCTATTACATCACGGTGGGAGCGCGAGCCGACATCCGTGGTGTGCTGGATGCTAATGATACCCTATGGCCGGCTGGGACTTCAATTCGACTGGTCACCAACGTGGTATACGTTGCCAATGACCGCCGTTCTTCAAGCGTCCTCCAGGTCCGCGCCTGGCGAGAAGTTCAGCTGGACAGTCGTGGCGGTCGGGAACGACAACTGGTTGTGGTACCCTCCGACTTCTACACTGTCAATCTGAACGACACGCTGGCTGGTCACGCCTGCACGACGATCACCCTCGAGAAGCCGTTGTCTGCCCGCGCAACGGGTTGGCAGGACGACCTCTTCGTGACGCTGGTTACCCGAGAGGGTGACAACGTCTCGGACATCATCGCTGACCTGATGACGGACGCCGGCATCACGGTGGACTCCACCTCGTTCGCGTCGGTCAAGGCCGCCTGCACGAAGTACCCGATGAACTTCTCGTTCACCCAGCGGAAGGACGCGCTGCAGATTGCCGGGGACATCGCCTTCCAAGGTCGCTGCGGTCTCTCGGTCCTGGGATCGACCGCGTACCTGAAGTACCTGTCCGTGGCACCGACCTCGATCCCGTTCACGTACAACGATGACACGACGCTCGAGGGAACGGTTCAGGTTACGTCGACCGAGACCACGAACATCACCAACGACCTGTGGGTGACGTGGCATCGCAGGGGATCGCAGCAGCACCCCGAGAGACTTCACTACAAGGATGCTGCATCGGTCCTCGCGTACGGCAGGAAGAAGCGGGACCTCGAGATCTTCGTCTACCGGCACAAGACCCTCGTCCAGAAGACCGCGCAGTTCTGGTTCAACCGGTGGTCCAACGCGTGGCGGAAGCTGCGTGTCATCGGGGATCTCGATGCCATCGCGATGACGGTGTACGATGACGTGAAGTCGACGTTGTCGGAACTCACCACGAACGCGATGATCGAGCAACTGGAGCATGACACAGAGGAGAACCAGATCACGGCGTTGCTGTGGACCCCGGTCGTCGTCGGTAACACAACCCAATCAAATTCAGCTTACCTCGATGACACCGGGGACACAGCACCTGCCGCGCTCTCTATCACCGCTGGGGACGACATCGCTGAGATCATCGAGGTCTCGGCGCTGGACCTCGGGCTCTCCGAGAAGCAGACCCATGTGGGCGTCGCCACCACGGCTGAGACTCCCGCTGGCCCCATCGGTGGCATCTTCAACGCGAAGCTCTACAAGAGCAACAACGCGAGCGGTGACGTCTACGAGACCGAGGTGAAGGTCCAGAACATCTCTGGCACGCCGATCCAAGCGGGTGACCAGATCGTTGTCCACAAGGCGGAGGACGGAACGTTCTACGCCACGAAGGGTGGGAGTTCGAGCGGGACCTCCTCACGTGGCGGGACGATGGTTGGAACGATGCGGGTCGAGGAGAATGGAGATCCGACTGGGTTTGACACCGTTCCCGGCGCGAACGACACCAGGTGGAACACCACGCTGACCGCCACGCAGGAGTCTCAGTTCGTGGCGTGGAAGTTGATCAACGCCCCGTCAGACTCTGGCGCGGACTACGACTACCGTGGTGCGTTCCTGGCCGGGATCACCGCGGATCCCAACACCGGTCACTGGCCGGATACCTTCAAGAAGCCGAACCACCCCACATTCTCCAACGAGTCCAAGTACGCATACCTCATGCCGCACTACGCAGGTTACTGGTCCGGAGCAAACTACGTCAGTCCGGATCGCACGAAGACCCACTACGTGAGCATGTCGCTGACCGAGATCGGGTCTGCATTCTCCACGTCAGCAGGGAACCGAATCGGTCGGAAGATGGGAACCAACTCCGTCTTCAACGGGCAACTGCTGCCGGTCTACGTGGCGAATGACGGGACCGCGTGGGTTCTCCCGATCGACAATCCGTACGGGATCGCGATCGTGAGCACGGACACCGCGGATAAGGACAACATCCATTGCAAGCGCTTCACCACGGCGGACTTCGATGAGACCAAGGCGGAAACGATCACGGCGAAGACGCCCAGGCTTCAGTCGACCGCGAAGATCACGGCTGGGACGATCGTCATGGTCACGAAGGTCGCGGACTCCTGGATCGCGTACCTGCCGCTGATCCGACCACGCGTAGCTAACTAATGGCGATCCACGTCTCCAAAGAGAAGTACCTTGACGAGGTCACGCACCTCCTCGCGGCACGGGAGAACGAGCCGCTCCACATCCCGACCGCGGAAGAGATCTGGGCTCTCACCGGCAAGCGGCTGATCGCTGAGGACTACTACCAGTACTTCGAGAACACGCCATTCAATTTGGAGCTCGGTCCGGGACCCGCGGTGTTGGGCTCGTTCACGTGGTCGAACCTTTGGGTCGACAACATGGCCAACGCCGATCTGACGCAGTACTTCACACAGGCGGTACTGGTAGGTGATGACTCGTGCTACAACTCCTGGCGGGTGAGAGGACTCTGGCGTGGTGGTTACATGATCGCGTACTATGGGACGACCCAACCAAGTCCCGCACCCTCTGGCGTGATTAGCGCGATTATGCAAGGTAACCAAGGGTTCACGCGGATCGGAAACGGGTTCGCGTTGGGGTTGGGTGGTGGTAACCTGATCATCCGCTACAACAACCAGTACCTCTTCACTGGCGGCAACCAGGACACCTGGTTCCCAATCCACTTCCAAGTCGAGGTCGGTTACGGAAATCCACTTTACCATGTCGAAGATCAAGCCGGGAACCTCAACTGGCCGGCATTCGCCGCGGGGATCGGAACCGATCTGCTAGCGTACCGCGGGTGGAACCCGACCTTTGCTTGTTTCAACGGTCTTGCCAACGCGCCAAACCAGGTTGGTTGTCCATACAGGGGTCAGGGCGGCTACGTTGCACCACCCACTCCGGCGGATCTGTGAGGGTAGTTCTAGCTGAAGATCCTAGCGCACACCTCACCCACCATGAGGGTTACGAGGCCGTGGTGTTCACCTGCCCGAAGGGTGACGGTGACTGCGTCATGGCGAGGTTCGTAAGGGATCGTCCGGCATTCAGGATCGACGACGACAACTTCATCTGGCACGCTGAGGGAGAGTTTCCGCTCTTGACACTCACTCCCAGCATAGATGCGAAAGAGTTCAAGGGCGGTCCGTCCCACTGGCACGGTTACCTCACGAATGGAGTGGCAGAATGAGCAGGGTCGATCTCCCAGGATGCCGGAACTGTGACGGTCTTCGCCGGGACGAAGACGGAACGATCTGGCTCACAAAAGAGAACAAGATGGTCGAGGAGTTCCTCGATCGTACTATGCTCAGGGTTCGACCTGGCGAACTCCGCTGGCGTGAGATGGCTCCCGGCGAGTTCAAGCGCCTGGACATCATGAAGTACAAGAATGTCCACGAGGGCATGGTCGGGCTCATGCTGGGCAAGGGTCCCTCACTCGACCGCTTCCTCGTCGAGGGCAAGCGTCACCGCTGGCACGTCATCCCGATCGGGATCAACGAGGCGGGACTGCACTACCCCTGCAAGTACGTCTTCGCGCTGGACGACGGACCGCTGATCAAGCTCGCGCAGGGACGCGTGCAGTCAGTCGCGTGCGTCGAACCGAAGCAGTCCCACCAGGCATTCAAAGATATGGCGGTGTGGGAGTGGGGACAACACGCTTCGCCGGGATACGAGACGGCGCCCGTCGCCTTGGAGATCATGTCCGGCGTGATGGGCATCAAGACGTTCGTCATGGTCGGGTTCGACGGCTACGACTCCGGCAAGGATGACTACGCCCAGAGTCTCCAGCTTCCTCCGCGACCTGGTTCCGAGGGGAACTACAAGACGGTGAACGACAACATCGACCGGGTTGCGCTGATCCATCAGCTGAACCTGGTTTGGTGGCACCGGGGCGGGAGTGCCGGCAACTTGGAGGGTCAACAGCGACTCACCAAACCCCGGGCCACCGGGAAGGTCGAAACCTCCCCTACGACTTGAACGCGACCTTGACCAGCTTCCGGTAGTGCCTGAGCTTCTTGATGTCCTCGCTGCCGGGAGACAGCATCGCCAGATTGAGCCACGCCTTCGGCGTGAGATCGGCGTAGTGCTCCGCCTCGTGCTTGCACGCGATCTCGACGTGGTGCAGCCACTTGTGCTTCTTCGACAGGCCAGGACCGTCGAGTCCTGCGATGGCCTTCTCTGCGATCGCGATCTTCTCGACCGTGATGCCGCAGCGTTGCAGAACCGGGTAGCAACCCCGGAACCGCCCCATCAGCTTGTCCTTCTTCACTTCAGCACCTCCAGGAGTTTGGCCATCGCCTTGGTCTCCATGTCCGGAGACCTGTAGGAGAAGGTGTGGTAGTCTGGGGCGTCGCCGACCCAGCTTCGTTGCATCTTCGGGTGGAGCAGACCACCGTACGTCACGTCGCTCCACAGCACGATTGTACGGCGCCGCATCGCTCCGGCCATGATCCCGCCGCCGGAGTTGAGACCGAACCAGACCTTGCACCAGTGGATCAGGGTCAGGTACTGCTCTAGCGTCGTCTGCCCGACCAGGTTCTCGAAGTCTCCCTTCAGGTTGAGGGAGTGCATGTACTCCATGTCATCCCGGGTGTTCGCTCCCACGAACGTCGGTCGGTAGCCATGGAAGTTGAGGACCTCGAGGATCGGTTGCCACTGATCCCTGTGCCACCCGGTTCGGAAGCCGTTGTTCGGTCCGGTGCCTGACGGGTAGAGCAGGATCCGCGGGGCCATCATGTCCCTGAGTAGCAGCGGGAGTCTGATCGGGTACTGGTAGTCGATCTCCGGGATCTCCGGCAACCAGGTCTCGATGGGTTCTCCCCGCTCGAGGTGACCGTTCGCCTGCAGACAGAAGTCGAACCCGTTCCAGTTGTGGGATCCGTCGAGCGTGGACCACTTGGGGTCCTGATGCTCGTTCGGAACCCCGCGAAGCGCGTTGCGGTCCTCCACCACGTCGTCGAAGAACGGTGTGAGCTTCACGAACTCCGTGGACTTGTGGTGCTCCCCGTGCGCGATGTGGGCAATCACCTTGTGAGGGGCGACGTGCTTCCGGAACCCTCTCATCTTCATGAGGGTCCAGTGACAGTCACCGATCCCCATCGGCATGGTGACGTGGATCTCACCCACCGGCGGGAACTCCCTTCGCGGCTTTCTCCAGACGCTCGAGCATGAGCTCGGCCTCGTGGTAGCGACCGGAGTCCCACAGACGGGCGAACTCCATGTACTGTCCCAAGCGCACCTCCACGGGGAGGTCGAAGAAGCGGTACGCCAGCTTGGCGTTCTTCTTCATGATCTCGTCAGCTGCCACGTTGCACCTCAATGATCTTCATGACCTTGCGGGCGGTCAGTTCGTCGTCATCGTTCATCGCAGTGACGAACGAAGAGACCTCGTCTTCCGACACCTTGCCCAGGGAGCGGAATCTTGTGAGCATGTCCAAGCGTCGCCTGTACTTCTGGAATGAGTCACGGAGCTCGACCTCGAGAGATGCGAGGTCAGCCTTCTTCTTCGCCATGTCAGACCCCCAGCTGTGACAGTTGTGCGTCTTCGACCCTCAGATCGGGACGTCGTTTCAGGAACCTGGGATGCCACAGCTTGCCATCCTCGGTTACGTCGGATGAGGCCACTTCCACAACTGTGCGGACGGGCCACGCCAACGGAGATCGTTCTGTCATGCCGAAGCCGGTACCGGCAGCGCCAACCGGCATCAGGATACCACGGTGGTCTAGCATGCCGAGCCACAGACTCCCCATCAGACCGACCATCTGACCGGTCTTACCTTCCTTGCCGGCCGTGTAACCGGTCACCACGGCGATGTACTTCTTGAAGCGTTTGACCTTGAGCCAGGAAGGAGAACGGCATCCAGCCTGGTAGTTGTGCATCGGCTCCTTGAGCATGATGCCTTCGCCACCCTTTGCCCATAGCGCCTTCGCTGGTCCGGGCATCACCCAATCAACCTCGCCGGGAAACTGGGTGTTCAGGTTGAACATCACCGCGTGGAGGATGTCGCGACGTTGCTCATAGGTCTTGTAGCGAAAGTCCCGACCACCTCCCATGAGGATGTCGAATGCGGTGAACTTCAGCGGACCGAGCTCAACCTGACGCCTCAGGCTCTCATTTGCGTGGCACCCTAAGATCTCCATCGTGGTCCGCGAGTTCTTGCCCCACGTGACCTCACCGTCGAGGACCGTGAGATCATCAACCAACCCATCTGTTCGAAGCCACGCGAGATGTGGACCTTTGTTCGCGTATGCCCCAGTGTGCTTCCCCTTCACACGGGTCAGGGCACGGGAGTTGTTGCAGTTCGGCTCGATGTATACGAGCATGCGGATCCCGTCGAGCTTGACCTCAGCGTCCCATTGGAACTGCTGCTCGGTGAACTTCGGCTCGAGGGTTTCCTCGTGGTACTCGTAGTCCAGCGATTGGGCGAGCATCGGTTCGAAGTTCATGCGGTACTCGCATCGATGACGAAGTCACCGTTCGCCCATTTCTCGATGATCGCGCGGGTCTCAGCGTCGAGCTTGTCTTCCGCCGTCTCCCAGATCACGATGGCCTGAGCGATGAACGCCACGGGTCCACCGTTCTTCGTGACACCGAACTGCTTGCCCTTGATGTTGCACGTGGCCTCGACGTAGTCGATGTCATGCTTGCGAGATCCGGCGATGCACCAGCGGGTCTTGGTGTCACCATCCTTGGACTGCTTCTCGAGGAGCACCGCGTATCTGTTCATGAGTCCACACAACTGAAGCCACACTTGCCGCACTTGTAGGACGTGTTGACGCACGGGTGGGTGAGCTTGATCCACTGGTCGGAGAGTTCCTCGTACGAGTTGGTGACGAACATCTCCTTCCCGTTCTTGAACATCAGGATCGCTCCGTTGATCACCTGCGGTCCTGCCTCGAGCCGGACCTTCGACTGGTGAGGTGACATCCCGAAGATCGCATCGAAGTCGAGCGTGATCCTCGTGAAGACGCCATCTGCGTTGACGGACTTGACTTCGATCAGTGGTTTGCTCATTTCATGTAGCTCCAATCGGGAAGTTCCTTGCGCCAGGTGATGGCCAGGAGTGGGACCACGCGTTTGAAATGCTCGATGCTGTTCATCACGGCGATGTAGACAGCCTCAGCGATGTTGTCGTGGACTACGAGGAGTTCGTCGTGGACCTGCATGATACGGACACGCCACGCGTGGATGCCGCACGGTTGGAGATCCCAGACTCGGCGCTGCGTCGCCTTGGTGATACGCGCACCGGTGGACTGGATCTCGTGGTTCAGCGCGGCTCGCATGTTCGAGCCTTGGATCCCGAACGCAGCCGCGTAGAGAGCGCTCTGACAGGCTCCGGTCGCGGTCTGCGTACGATCGCGCCGCTTGACCTGGAACCTCCCAAGCTCCATGAACTCCCGCGGCATCTCCTGCGCTAGGTTGAACAGCGCCTCGCAGGTCTGGTTCTCCAACGTGAAGTACCGCTTGTCACCCAGCAGGGAGCTAACGTACTCCGCGGGCTTGTGCCAGACTACGCGGGTACCGATGCCGTGCGGCTGCCGCATGGAGCAGAACTCCATGGCGCGACGTTCACGGTACGCTAGCATCTGGGGATAGCGCTGCCCCATCCGCGTGAAGAAGGCGGTGATCTCCTTCTCCTGCTTGTCGAGCACGGTGGCGATCTTCTTCGCCTGCCCGCCGTAAGACCACGCGAGGTAACCCTTCTTAGCACGGTCGTAGAGTGAGCCAGCGGCCTTGTTGGCCACGATGATTGAGTAGTCTAGCTCGTACGCCATCTCACCGAAGAGACCGTGGATCTTCCTGCCGGACTTCAGGTCTCGCTCGAGGTTGACGTCGCCGTAAACCGCGCAGCCTATGTTAGGCTCGAAGGAATCGAAGTCTCCTCCAGAAAATCCCTCGCCGGGGAATGCGAAAGGAAACACGGCGCGCATGGGTCCCCAGTTATCAATGCCGTGTGCATTGAGACCACCAGCTCCAGACATTCGAGCGGACTTCGCCCCAAGTATCTTGAAATCCGGATGAAAGCTTCCAACTCGCCAGAGCTTACCGGCGAGGTTAGCACGCTTTTCGGCAGTCCGGGCACCAATGACTCCTGCAGCATATTTCGCAGCAGGATGATCTCCGACGATCGCAGTACCGTCGTCCAAGCCTCCCGTATGGGATCCGTCGACATTCCAGTGAACCAGCTGCTCAAGAGTCTCAGCGCGCGTGTCTTGGACGACGAGCTTCTCGACGTCCGACAGCAGTGGCAGAAGCCCGGATCGAACTGCCGTAGGAGAGCGGACACTTGATCGGGCGAGGTCCAGTTGGGACTTGTAGAGGGCGAGGGCTCTGTCTCGATCGAGATTGAATCCCTTCCACCTTGTTGCAGCGACTGCGCAAGCGAGGATAGAGTCATCATCCCCGGCTTCGGGTCGTCCCCAATGATACCATAGCCTTCGAAGGTGTTCGACGTCTTCTGTGGCATACTCGATTGCCCTCTTGTTGGTCTCCCAGTAGTTGATCAGACCGGGAAGCTTATCCGGCCACTGACGCTTGACGCTCCACGGGAAGTACTGGTTCTTCTTGTCGTCCGTGGTGCGCAGCTCTTGCGGGAGCGGGAAGTCGATGGTCTCGATCCCGAAGACGTGCTGAATGATCGGCTTCAGAGCGGCGGTGGCTCCGAAGGCCAGGACAATATCAGGGAAGTCGGGATCCTTGGACTCCGGACTGACGTACCAGTCCTTGCCGAACTTGAAGTGGATCTTGTCGAAGTGGACGAGTCGGGCCAGTTCTTCACAGAGAAGAGGGGCGAGTAGCTTCGGCACCCGTCTGATAACGATTGGATCGCGGTCCATAAGCACCTGCATCGGCCCTCGCAGAGCATACAGGTAGAGGTCGAGAGCACTAGCAGGTTTGAGGCAGAGCGCTTCACGACTTCCTTTGAGCTCATTGGCACGGAACTCCGCGATGGTGGGTGGGTCCGACAGATCCTTGAAGTGACGGAAGATGTTGTAGTCTTTGTTAGCGTGGAACCAGTCGAACGTCAGGTTGAACCCGCAGATCGACTCACCAGTGAAGTCCTCCAAGAGCTGCAGGGTCTCACGGACCGGTCGCCGCCACACGTGGTGGATCTGGATCGGATCGTTGTCGATCGCGTGCTGCCAGATGACGGCGGGTCCTACGAACCCAGCTGTCTCAGAGTCGAGAAACCTCACAGTACGTCTACCCCGCACGTTGTGCACTTCTCACCGCGGAACGTTCCGCCGTGATTACACGAGCTGCACTTCATCTCGAGGCCATTCATGCGCTTACCCTCCACTCCCCACGGTTCGGGAAGTCCCTTGTGTTCATGATGGAAGACGGAACCTAGGTCAGTGTAGTCAACCCAACCACCGCACTCGCAGAGCGTGCCGTCTTTGCCATCGGCCTTACTCACCTGATCACCTCTATCTCCCAGCGCACGTCCCTGGACCACGAACCCCGAGACTCCGCGATCTCACGACCGCAGACAGGGATCACCAGCGTGTTCTGGAGACCGATGTGTTCGTCCTCACTGATGTCGGTCGTGAAGACCTTCTTCATCTGACCATCGACGTAGATCTTGACGCGGATCGTCATGCCGCCACGATCTCTCCACACTTGTCGCACTTATAGAAGTCAAGCGACGTGTTGCTCTTGACGGAGGTCCACCATAGCGTGAACTGATCTCCGTTCACGCAGCAGAGTTGAACTGGCTTCAGATCACCACCACACCCGCCGAACTGTTTTGGGTGGATGGCTACCGCGTCGATCTCGATTACACGGATATAGTTCACATGACACCAGCATGGGTTGGCCACCAGTAATTGCAGCCGATACAGCACTGCACGTTGGGGTGGTTGACGATGTCGTGCCACTTCGCGTACTTCGTGGGGTCCTTGTTGAAGAGACTTCTGATATGGGACAGGTGGAGGCGCTTGTCGCCGAGCCACGGCGGATCCCGGCGAGTGTCAAAGATCTGCTCCGCATAGAACCATTGAGGCGTATGCTGGATGAAAAGGACCCTCTCCTTGCGAGGGGAGAAGCGGATCGCGTGCTCGCCACACATCACGAGGCCGTAGATCGCGAGATGACCGGGATACGGACGCCACATGTCGAAGGCCGGTTGCCCGATCTGCGAGCCCGCGAGGATGGCCTCGAGGATGATGCGCGCCTCACCGACCTGCGCGACAAGCCTCGCATCATCGAGCGCCTTCGAGCAGACGGTGAAGTTCTTGCTGGGGAGAAAGGTGATCACTTGTGCTCCGCCATGATGTGCTTCTTGATCATCAGCATGAGATGGTAGTTCATCAGGTTGAAACCCACCAGTCCCGTCGGGATCATCCAGGTGACCTTGAACTTGTGCTTGCAACCCTGGAACGGGCAGCCTATCGCGATCCACGGAGTCTTACCGTCGTCGTGGAAGATCGGTTCAACGATCATCATGCTGCCAGCTTGAGGGCAGAGGTCACATGTTGGATCGTGAGACCGGACATGGTTCGCTTCGTGATCAGTCGCTCGAGAACGAGTAGGTCGGTGCCGAGGTTCAGGATGTCGATGATGGTAGCGCCGAGATCGAGATCCATCCCGATGCGGTGAATACGATCTTCACCTTGTTCCCGGCTTTCACCCTCGAAGTCATTGGAGAAGAAGATGGCACAGACGGCGGCTGTAAGAGTGAGTGCCATTGCCCCTTTCTTCGGGTGAGCAACGTAAGCAATCTTTGGAGGGAAACCCTTTCGATCTTGGAAAGCCGAGTAGGCAGACTGAAAGTCACGACCGTCCCAAGTCTCGAGACTCTTACCGTCATACTTCCAGACGAGCCAACCTTCCTCTTCGCAGACCGCCTTGATACGGTTGATCGAGGCGGTGTACGCGGCGTAGATGATGACACGCCCTTGATCACTGTACTCATCGAGAAGGTTGCGGAGGATCTTCTCCTTCGCACCACCGGCGTACTTCGGCTCATGGGTCTCCTTGTCATACAGGAAGCCGTCCGAGAGCTGGCGGAGTCGGTTCAGCGCGTCGAGAGCGTTCTCGCTCGTCATCGCGATCATCTCGGCCGCACGCAGGAGATCGGGTGGGACCTCGCACTGTATCCTTCGGTAGATCTTCGCGGGCAGGTCTGGCTTCTCTACCTTCAGTACCAACCCGTCGAGACGTTTCGATAGCAGACCCACTTCGTCCGGAACGCGACCGGTGCCCTTGCAGTGCGGGCAGTTCTCCGCGTCGAACTCCTTGAACATGATCGACTCGAGAAGTGCCTGCTTATTCGGGTCATCGTCCAACTTGCCAAGCTCAGCCTGTTGCGCCGCGTGCTGCGCGGCCTTCTCCTTACAGGCGAGACACTCAGACCCGTCCTTCCATTGGAGAAGATGAGGGTAGTGGCCATTCATCCCCTGCCGTTCTTCAATGATCGCCAAGCGCTTACGTTCGGCATACCAGCTCGGTTCTTTGAGGTAGCCAGGACGCGCGATCTCACACTGCATCCACCAGTCCACCGGTTCGTTGGGATCAGGCGTGCCTGACATCTCGATCAGGAACTCCTCACCCTTCCAATGGTTCTCCATGCTCTGGGAAAGGTAGAGCGCCGCCTCCGATCGCTGGGTCTTGTGACCCTTGACGCGAGAGGACTCATCCATGATGACGCGTCGCGGTGGAGCCTGACCGACCTTCCAGTTCGACAACTCCTTCTTGAGGCCGTCGTAGGTCATGAGTCGCGGCTGCACCGCAAGGCGATGCTTGCGGAAGTCCGCGATCACCGCTTGAAGGCCTGAGTCGGGAGCGATGTACCACGGGAGATCACGGTGTTGGTTCGTGAGCTCCATGAACTCCATGGCCACCAGCGTCTTACCGGTTCCCGGTTTGCCTGCCAGGATACTGCGCTTGCGGGTGATCACGTGGCTCAGCATCACCATCTGGTGCTTGCCGAGACAGAACGCACAACCGCAGACCGGGCAAGGACCGTTCGGGTGCATCTTGTGCCCACAAGGTTCGGGGCGGTTCGGCTTCACGTACGCGAGAGGTGCGTCGTACGGGGCGAACACAGGCTTCCCGAGCATGAAGCCTAGGGCGAACTTGTTGCGCGCGGAGCGCTTGACCGTCCAGGTCTTCTGGGATGGGTTCCAGCGGGCACCCTCCATGGACTTGACTTCGTCCAGAAGCGCCTTGTTGTAGCGGAACGCGAGCTCCCAGTTCTCCCCGTACTCTGTCAACTCCACGGGGACTAGGAAGCCACCCGCCTTGAGTTTGACTGCCGGCATACTGCGACCCTCCAATGCCCTAAGCCACCCGGTCTCCTCACCGGGTGGCTCGTGGGTCTTCGTGGTTCCGAACGGAGGCCCTCTGGGGAGAGAGCTAGGAGATCGGAGACTCGCGGGGTGCTTTTAGCTCTACACCCATGAAGAGCTTCACTACCTGGGACGACCGTCGGCGGGAGCGGCCTCGGCCGGTTCGACCTGTCCGCCGGAACGGAAGAGGCGGGTCGCCTTCTCCGTGAGCTCCGGCAGCGGTCCCTTCTGGGCGTCGATGCTGCCCTGGAACGCGCTGATGTTCGGCGACATCCACGCGTAACCGCGAGCCTCGACGAGCTGGCTGGTGATGACCGCCGGCTTCTTCTGCATCAGCAGCGTGTACGCCGGCTTGATGTGCCGGCGCGCGGTCTTGAGCAACGGGAGAATGCCGAACACCCCGTGCTCCGGGATCCACGTGAGGAAGTCGGCGCCGGATCCGGGCCGTTCGCCCTTCACCTTCGGACCGGCCTCCTTGGCCTTGATCGACTTGAACACCTCGCTCGCGGGGTCGAACGACTCCGCGATGACGTTGCCGTCCTCGTCGAACATGATCGCGTGCGGACGCCAGTCGGCGAACACACCGACGAACTGCTTGCTGAGGTTCGTGCTGCCGTTGTGCACGAACTCCCCGTCGTTGCCGACGCCGGAACGCCGGGCGGCGCTGCCGGCCTGGAGGAGATCGATGCGCGGGACGTAGTTGCCCTCGCTCATCTCGTTGACCAGCTTCATCGCCGAATCGGCGTCGAGCTGACTGCCGGTGACCACCATGTCGGTGGCGGACTTCTCTTCACTCATGTCAGGTCCTCTTCTTTCGTCTCGGCGAGTCCGCGCCGGTCGGAGGAGAACACCAGTCCTCCCAACTACGCGAGCCGCTGGAACCCGGAGGCTCCAGCGGCTACCCTCATTTCGTCAAGGGCGGGACGCGCGTAGTCGAGAGGCCGGAGGCCTTCGGCTACTTCAGGAGGTCGTCGATGCTCGGGAGCTCGGACTTCTTCGAAGCCTTCTCCTTCGCCTTCTCGGCCTTGCGCGCCTCGCGCTTCGCGGTCTCCTCGGCCTCCTTCGCGTGCCAGGCCGCGATGCTGGCCTCGTCCATCTGGACGATCCACTCGAGGGCCTTCTTGAAGCCCCGCGCCGCCTCGTCCGCCGGCTCAGCGGGGAGGTTGGCGAACATCTCCAGGATCTCGCCCTTCTTGCGGATCAGCGGCGTCGGCTTGCGCTCCGGCTTCGGGTCGTCCTTGTGGAGCTTCTTCAGCTCGTTGATGCGGTTCGCGACCTGCGGCATGAACTGGTCGGGCGCCAGCGTCTGCGCCTTCTCCAGCCACTCGTCCTGCTCATCGTCGTCGAGCTTGGCGAGGATGTACGCCGAGCTCAGCGGGATCTTGCCGTCGTCCACGAGCGTCTGCGCCTCGGGGATCAGCTTCTGCAGGCGCAGCTTGTCCTTGAGCCAGCCCTCGGACTTCGAGAGACGGCTGGCCTGCACCTTGACGGTGCGCTCGGGGTGCGCGGCGAGGATCTTGAGCAGCTGCTTCGAGTACTGGATCGGCTTCGTCTCGATCTTGTGGACGTTGCCCTCGATCTGCAGCTCCAGAGCCTCGGCCTCGTCGGCGTCGAGGATCTGGACGGGGATCTCCGTCAGCCCCGCGTCGACGCACGCGCAGTAGCGCTGGAGACCGTCGATGATCTGGTACATGTCCCGCTCGACGCCGGTCTGCTCATCCTTGATCTTCGCCTCCTTGACGGCGATCGGGTTGAGCAGACCCGACTCGGCGATCGAGGCCACGAGCCCCTTGTACGCCCCCTTGCTGTCTTCCTTGTCCACGGTCCGAAGGGCGACCTTCGGCGGGACGATGTTGGCGAGCGCCAACACTGCGACACGAATCGTCATGACTGAGACCTCCGTCTGTCGGGCTTCTTCTCGGGGCACCGTGCCCCTCGACACCACCCGAACTTCACATCTATCTTACCAGAGGAAACGCGAGGAGTGAGAAGGAATGTCGAGGAATAAAAAGGATGTTTTCCTTTCCTTTCCTCAAACAAAGGAAACCTCCACTCCCGCTCCTTGGAGGAGCGCTATGCTATCCGTAAGGCGGTACGCCTGACCGCAAACCACCATCTTGCACCCTGAGTTGACGAGACACCGTGCGCAGTTCACGCAGGGACTCGTGGTGACGAAGACGGCGAAGTCCTCTTGGGAACGACTCTTGATGAGAGCATTCACCTCAGCGTGGATGCACTCGCAGCGACCGGGTTCGTTAGGACCTGTGCACGTGTTGGGTCCGCCCCTCCACGTCCCATTGTACCCGAACGCGAGAACCCGCTCCCCGTCGAGGGATGTCAGCACGCACGCGTTCTGTTGTCGAATGCAGTGCGACAGTTCCGCCACTCGCGTGGCGAAGTCTGCGTGCAGACGGAGGAGCTTGTCCTTCACTGCTCCTAGTCCTCGCGGACCGTGATCGTGTAGGTCTTGGTCTCCTCGCCCTCGGTGACGGAGAGCGAGAGCTCGTCCTCACCGGTGACCTCGACCTCGCAGTTCATCTGCGACTCCATGGCCATCTTCATCTGCTGCAGCAGATCGTCCATCATGCACCCCTGAGAAAACGGGTGAGGTCCGGGGCCCGGTAGTCGGAACCCTTGACGCGCACCCTGATGTCGCCCTTCGTGGGCGTCTTGGTCATGTTGGACTTGTGGATCTCGTCGAACACGGCCTTCGGATCGTAGCCGCAGACCGCGAGCACCCGCTCACCTGCCCAGATCCCTTGGGCGAGAACCCTCTCGCTGGGATCGATGTGCAGCTTGTTGGCGGTCTCGACGCAGAGAGCCACGTTGTTGCGGATGACGTTGATGGAGTTCGGAGACCAGAGAGGGTCGGCCTGGATGCCACCGAACCGCCCGAGGGCGAGGTCGACCTCGTGCTCGTAGATGCTGCCGTAGAGAGCGACGTACGCTCCGGCCATCACGTAGAGCAGGTCGCCGAGACCGTCGACCAACTCCAGCTCGTCCTTGTCGTGAATCGCGAGCAGGATCTCACCAGCCTCCTCGTAGATGAGGGAGGCACGGAGGATGCCAGCATCCTGACCCCAGAGGTTGGCCGTCTTTACGGCGCAGCCGATGGGGGCATCATGCTTGGCGTGGAACTCTGCGACTGAGCGGACGTAATGGTGGGAATGCACAGTTCCTCCACGGCGCCGATGATGGCGTCGATGAGCTCGTTCCCCTCGCCAGTGAGTTCGTTGCCCTTGCCGCGGAGGGGATACGCGGACAGAGGGATTCCGTGTTGCAGCGAGATGGACAGCGTGATCGCGAGCGCGTCGAACACGTCGCGGATCGTGGTCCCATACTTGGAGGCCTTGA